GCCCTAGCTTTATAGAATTCTAGCTTGTTCTTGAAAAAAAACGAATTATATTTATAGTGCTGTTCCCCATGAACTTCTACTATCATTCTTCTATTTGGCAGAAATATATCAGCATATAATGTTGATTTTCTATGTCCACTTTTTGTTCCAGGTAACGATAATTCTTCTAAGATTCTATCATGAGGGAATAATTCTCTCAGTAAATCTTTTGCCTTATTGTGTAACTTGGATCTCTTTTTACCAGAAGACTGTGACGTAGTAGGATTCCATGTGTACTCCTTATCGTCTAGTCCTTTGATAATCATAACATGCCCTTAATCTGCTTTTCTAATGCCTCTACTAGCTCTGGATTCTCAGAGAAAAAGGTGTATAGCCTATCCTGACCCTGAAACTTAAAAGCCTTTAAGAGTGCCTCAGTATTTTCCACATTTAATTCTGGGAAGATTTTCTTAGCTAGCTCTAGATGCTCAGTGATAAATGAGCACGTAATCCAAGCACCAGCCTTGTCGATCAATCCCAGGTCTATTCCAAGTATAAGGATTTCCTGAACGCTGTCAATACCCTGACCGTAGCGAATCCAGCTTTGGACATTTCCTCCAGGTGGCCCCATTGAGGAGCAAATAATCTTCCAATTAACCACCTGACCAATTCTATTCTTATTAGAATCCAACCAATATGACACGGCAGAAACCTTTTCCCCGCCACCAGCTATTTCCATTCTAGTATCAGCTTGATACTGAATCTTATTGCCACCGTCTGCCATCTTGGCTTTACCAAAACCAGAAGTGTTAGCAATGTAGTGAGTAATAGCAATCACTAGGCCACGTTGCCGTGGCAATAACTGTCCCATCTTCTTAGTGAAGACAGACAGAATCTTTGGCAGTCCAGCACGACCTGGAGACATATCCCCATCCAGTTCCTTAGATGGAGTCAAAGACGATATAGAGTCTATAATTAAACAAGCACCATGCCAATCTGGATGGCTCATCATTTTATATGCCAGCTCTAGAAATGTTTCTGCTGAAATTGGATCATCTTTAGGATGAATGACTTTCATCTTCGCTGGATCAAGTGTTGGAACCTCAAAATTCATCGGCTTAAGTCTGCCTTCGACATCAAGATAAATTACTGGCCTTCCAAGTTTTTGGCAGTTTGATGCGAGTTGGATTGCCGTCGTTGTTTTACCGCTTTTGGGATCGCCAGTAAGAGTAACCCAAGAGCCTTCCCTGATGCCGCCACCCAGAGCAATATCAATAGCAGGACTAACTGGAATAACCGCATAGTTCTTTTTCTCCTCAAGGATCTTATCCCCATCGGAGATAATGTCGCCATATTCTTTTACTAGCTTACTTAGGTAATCATCATTTTTAGCCATTATCTATTTTCCTCAATTTTGACAGTAGTGAATTGTTGGACGGCCTGCTCTTTCTTGGCTTGTACACCATGTTATCAGCAGAAACAACCTTTTTATCTTTCTTGCTTTGTTCCTTAATAATCTCCTTACTTTTTTCTAGTCCCTCTTTAACAAACTTATTAAGAATTATGAACCTCTTAGTTTTATTCAGATAGCCCAAGGAGTATGTACGTTTACCGCTTGGGCTATTTAAATAATGGAGCAAAGCCTTTTCCCCATATCTCTTAATACAAGTATTAGCGGCACGAATTTGAGTTTGATACTCATCTTTCTGTGCCTTATTCCAAAACTTAAAAGAAAGACTACCTTTATTCTCTCGCTCTCTTCTTCTCATGCAAACCATTTCTGCAACATATTGTGCTGCTGTACATGGCTCACCCGTTGATAAGCTTCTGAACTTCTTCGTGTTGTCTTTTTTCTGATCCATTCTTAAATATCATGTTCTCAAGGTTTTGTTTAGTTAGACATCTCACACTGTGACGTTTTTCAAGAGTAGATATAGGCCAAGTATACTTACCAACATCTATAAATGAACAATCGTCCCTCAATAATCCAACGGTCAACGTTTGATATGACTGAGAATGACTACCGTCCATAGCCTGATCCTTGCCTACTCCACGCATGATGAATACACCATCTAGACCATTTAGGTCTTCAAAGAATAATTCTTCTGGTGCTCCAAACATGTGTAGCCTAACCGCAGCAGGCAACAGATCATTTTTTTCACAGTGTCTTCTCAGTCTTATCCATGGATTGTCAAATCCAGGTCTATCATAATCACCATAAACATCAGTCCCATCCGTTAGAGTAACACGCCAGCTTATGTATAACTTATTATAGCATAAGTCTTGCATGTATGAGTCAATAGATGTACAGATCATTTATTCCTCCCGAATCCTATGAATTGCTCCACGATACTTTCTGATCTCATTTAGCTTCTTAGGCTTATTCCTAGTTTCATCGCTCATCGTTGAAGCATTTTCTGTCATTACAACAACACCATACTTCTTGTTTCTGCCAAACTGTTGCATGGCAAGTGTCTCTTCTGGTGGTGGCGGGGATTGCTCTGCTAGCTCGTTAACGTATTGCTTTACTGCTTTCTCGGACCTGTCTAGGTCGCCTGCCAATTCAGCAATGTTCATGTCTAGATTGCCCTGGATAAATTTCTTATCCTTATTTGATAGTGGTCCTTTTCTCATTTATCAATCTCCTTTACATAAGGTTTCTTCTAGCTCTAGTAAAATATAAAGTGTTCTTCGTCTGAAGAAATTTCACGTAGTTATTGTAAGTATTTTCTGTAACCTTTTTATAAGTTGATAACATCTTACTAAGTCCAGAACTAAGGTGTACATTATGTGGATCACAAAGCTCTCCGCGAATATACTTTATGAAATAAGTCTTGTGACCACCAGCATCACTAGTATAAGCATAGGAATCTTTCTTCCCAGATAGCTGCTTACCATTCTTATCTAAGTATTCAGTATCAATTGACACAGGATCTGGTATGCCAATATCTTTTAGTTCGTTATCTTCAATCTTGCTCATCTTCTAACCTCTCTATTTTTTCCTTAGCCATTTTTATGGCAGTAGCCTCATCGACTGCTGAAAAACAAATTTGTGCCTTATTGGACATTCCATACTTTTTCAGTGTATTATTGCCTATCACCTGAGCATCCAGTGTGCCATTAGGGTTGATTTTACGAATATCAACTTTCACTGTGATCACAGCATGATATGGGCACTTTGACCGATCTAAATTGTTTTTTGATTCATCTATCATTAGTCGCCATTCTTAATCCAATTTAGTTTCTGTTGTGGAGTCATGCTATTGATCTTACGCTGACGTTCTCTGGTTTCCTTTTGTTTAGTATGGAAATCAACCTGAGAATTAGCATCACGATCCTGCTTCTCATATAGTCCCATTTTTTGAGTATTACGATCTGCTAGATGACCAACGGTTGTTGGCTCTCCGCGAATGGCAATCGCTGGAGGCGTAAGATATACTTTTGTTAGTGTCTTCTTTCCACAGTGTGGGCACTTTTGTACAGACGGGGCATCGTGGGCCTGGACAATCTCAGTGTAATAGGCACATGGCTCACATTCAAAATCATATGTCGGCATTTTATTCTCCTTCAAGATATAAGCTGGGGCCACGATTGTGACCCCGGCTACATTATTATCAATCTGAATCAGAAAAATTTCACAACGCAGCTAGAATATCAGCAATAATTTTATTCCTGACAATATCTCCACCAAATAGCTTACAGACCGCAACACCATCTATCTTTTCTAGTCTGGTCATGCAGTCATCAAGCCCACCTTCAGCATAATCATTTAGGTCAGTCTGACTTAGGTCGCCATTGATTACTGCCTTGGATCCCATGCCAATTCTAGTTAGAAACATCTTGATCTGCTCAAAAGTAGCATTCTGTGCCTCATCTAGGATCATAAATGAATTATGGAAATTTCTGCCACGCATATACTCTAGTGGACACATCTCAATAATGTTTTGAGATTTTGATAGATTAAATACATCAGCACCTAGATACAGTTTCATTTCTTCTATGATTGGAATTAGGTATGGTAGGATCTTCTCAGTTAGAGTGCCAGGAAGATAGCCTAAGCCGCGACCAGACTCTACAACCGGCCTAGTAATAACAATTTTTTCTACCCTTCCTTCTAATAGAAATTGAGAAGCTAATCCAACAGCTAGTGCTGTTTTACCGGATCCAGCAGGGCCACTACAGAATGTTACATCGTTGTCCATCATAGACTTAATATAGACTGCCTGATTTTTTGACTTTGGCTTAAGAACCTTTTTTGATGGTGCTGCTGTTTTGGTTTTTGGTGATGACGCTTTAGTGGCAGTTTTTCTTTTGGTCATGTTGTTAACCTGTCGTATAAAGTTGGTTTATGATACACTAAAATCGTTATTTTCGTTCACATAAGTA